AAGAAGAAATTAAAAGACTAAAGCAAGAGTTATATACTGATATTCTTTTGGATCCAAATGATATAGTCCAAAGATATATTGAAATTGCATTCTTGGATGAAAGCGAGATGGATGGAAAAGCAGTGAAAATGTCAGATTCACTAAAAGCACTTGAATGGTTGGATGAACACTTGAAAGATAAAAATGAACAAAACAATATTGTGAATGATGGTTTCTTGGAAGCGTTAAACGCTAGTGCAAAAGAGGATTGGGAAGATGAAGAAGATTAGAACAGTTTTCAAATTCAAACCCTTTAGCAAGAAACAACGAAAGGTTTTAAATTGGTGGACTGAGAATTCACTAGTTAAAGATAAAGATGGAATTATCGCCGATGGCTCAATCAGATCAGGAAAAACTGTTTCAATGTCTCTTTCTTATGTGATATGGGCTATGTCTAATTTTACTGAATGCAACTTTGGAATGTGTGGTAAGACGATTGGTTCATTTAGACGTAACGTTTTGAATATTTTAAAACTAATGATTTGGTCGAGGGGATATAAACTGAAAGATCATCGAGCTGATAACATGGTTGAAATTACTAAAAAAGGTGTAACCAATTATTTTTATGTTTTTGGTGGCAAGGATGAAAGTTCTCAAGATTTGATTCAAGGTATCACACTTGCAGGGTGCTTCTTTGATGAAGTGGCTTTGATGCCTGAATCATTCGTGAACCAAGCAACAGCTCGTTGTTCTGTTGAAGGTTCAAAATGGTGGTTCAACTGCAACCCTGATGGACCATTTCATTGGTTCAAAACAAATTGGATTGATAAAGCAAAAGAAAAGAATATCATCTACTTACATTTTACAATGGATGACAATCTTTCTTTGAGTGAGAAAATCAAACAAAGATACAAAAGTCAATGGAGCGGTGTTTTCTATGATAGATACATCAAAGGACTTTGGACTGTTGCAGAAGGTATCATTTATGATATGTTTAACAAAGATAAACATGTTGTTGATGATTGTGATTGTTTGATTGATAGTAAAAGTTGTAGATATGTCAGTTGTGACTATGGTACACAAAATGCCATGGTCTTTTTGCTTTGGAATAAAGGAACTGATGGTATTTGGTATTGTGTTGATGAATATTACTATTCAGGGCGTGACAAGAAGATTCAAAAAACTGATAGTGAATATGCGGATGATTTAGTTAAATTTCTTAACGAAAGAGAAATATTCCAAATTGTTGTAGATCCCTCTGCAGCATCATTTATTGCTGAACTAAAGAAAAGAGGATTTAGGGTTAAAAAAGCTAAGAATGATGTATCAAATGGTGTTAGATTGGTTAGTACAATGCTTAATCAATGCAAAATCAAGTTTTTTAGTAAATGTAGAAATACAATTAAGGAATTTTCAGTCTATGCATGGGATCCTAAAGCAAGTGCTCGAGGGGAAGATGCTCCAATTAAGCAAAATGACCATGCAATGGATGCTATCAGATATTTTATTTATACAATTTTAAAAGGTTCAGGACTTAACACCGATTTGGAAGGAGGTATTTAATGAAGACATTAGAGGTAATTGCAAAAGATGAAATTTTTACCATTTCCGATGATGAAACAATGGATATCAAATATTTGAATAAATACATTGCTAAGCACCAGCAATTAAATGGTTCAAGATATAAAAAGTTAAAAGATGGATATGAAGGGTTCTATCCAATTATGATGTACCAGGATAAACCACAATACAAACCGGATAACCGTATAATCGTAAACTTTGCTAAATACATAGTAGATACGTTTAACGGTTTTTTTATTGGTATTCCAATCAAGGTATCATCAACAGATGAAGAGGTTGCTACTTACATCAATGAATTGGATAAGAGAAATCATCAAGATGATAACAATGCAGAGATTTCAAAAAACTGCAGTATCTATGGCAAATGTTATGAAATGTATTTTATCAATGAAGACGCAAAGGTGGGTATTAGGTACATTGAACCAACCAAAGGATTTATTGTATATGATGATTCAATCGTTCCAGAACCAAGGTTTTTCGTTACATATTACTACGATTCAAATAGTATTATGCATGGTTATTTGAGTGATGATTCTTACGTTTATGAATTCAGTAATAAAAGTGGTATGCATTTCGTTGATGAAGGTTCACTTCATGGCTTTGATGGTGTTCCAGTTACTGAATATGTAGAAAACGCCGAACGCATGAGTGCTTTTGAAAGTACATGGTCAATGATCAATGCCTACAATAAAGCAATAAGCGAAAAAGCAAATGATGTTGATTACTTTGCGGATGCATATCTAAAAATTATCGGTGCAAAAGTTGATAAAGACGGAATTGTTCATATTAGAAATAACAGGATCATTAATTTTGATGAAGAATCCAATACAGTTGATGTAGGATTTCTTGAAAAGCCTAATGCTGATGGGTCACAGGAAAATCTCATTAATCGCCTAGAAAGATTGATTTTTCAAATGTCTATGACACCTAACATCAATGATGAAAACTTTGGTACAAGTTCAGGAATTGCGCTTAAGTATAAGTTGCTTTCTATGTCAAACTTGGCCAAGACAAAAGAAAGAAAGTTCACAGGTGCTTTAGATAGAAGATATAAACTTATTTTCAGTAACCCAATCAACACAATTCATGAAGATAAATGGGTTGATGTTACTTATAAATTTAGTCAAAACTATCCAGCAAACGTACTTGAAGAAACACAAATTGCTCAAAACTTAGAAGGAGTTGTTTCTAAAGATACTCAACTATCTTCTCTTTCAATCGTTGAAGATGTTCAAGAAGAAAAAGAAAAAATCAAGCAGGAAGATGAAACTTCTAAAGAATCTATTGTTGATAAAAGGATGTTCAAATAATAGATGAACAGTGCTGAATATTGGCGTTTAAGAGAAGAAAAACAACGCTTGAAGAATATCAAAGATGAAAAAGAGTATGATAAGAAGATTAAAGAAATCTATCAAAGAATGATGGATGAAGTGCAATCTGAAATCAATAACTTCTATGCTAAGTATGCAAAAGATACTGGCATTACATTGGCCGAAACTAAAAAAAGAGCTTCTAATTTGGATATGGAAGCTTATTCAAGAAAAGCTAAAAAGTATGTTGAAGAAAAGAATTTTTCTAAACAGGCAAATGCTGAAATGAAACTTTACAATTTGACAATGAAAGTTAATAGACTTGAATTGTTAAAAGCGAATATTGGCCTAGCTTTAGTGAGTGGCCATGATGAATTAGAAAAATACATGGATGAACTTCTTGAAAATAGAACACTTGATGAAATACAAAGACAAGCTGGTATTTTAGGACCAACAATTTTAGATAATGCTGATACAGTACATTCAATTGTCAACGCATCATTTCACAATGCAACATTCAGTGATAGGATTTGGATGCATCAAGATTTGCTAAAGTATGATCTTGAGAGTTTGCTAGCAACAGGACTTATCCAAGGAAAAAATCCTAATGAATTAGCCAGACTATTAAGAAAACGTTTCAATGTTAAAATCAGTGATGCACAACGATTAATGAGGACTGAACTTGCTAGAGTTCAAATTGCTGCACAACAAAAATCATATGAAGCAAATGGATTTGATGAATATGAATACATAACTTGTGGAATCGGTGATGCGTGTGATACTTGTAGAGCGTTAGATGGTAAGGTTTTTCCAATAAATCGGATGAACATTGGAGACAACGCTCCACCAATGCATCCTAATTGTCATTGTTCAACAGGACCTCATATGGATAGAAAAATCTATAATGAATGGTTGGACGGACTTGCTAGTGGTAAACATAGTTTGAGATTTGATGAATATAAAACTTTAAAGAATACTAAAGAGACTGAATCAAGTAAGAAAGTGTCTTATAAAAATTCTGTAGTAAGTAAAAATATGTTGAATTCAAGTAAGTTTAGAAGACAATTTGATAAATTATCAAATGATAAAAATGTTAATAGAAATGTTTATTATCTTGCAAAACAGATTCTTGAACATAGATCAGGAACAAAATACGAAGACTTAGCATACATTGATACCAAAACCGGTAAAACACTTATCAGCAACAAAAGAAACATTGATTTCAGTTGTGTTCCTACTAAAGAAATGTCTAAGTTTTTAGATGAAATTGACGATTATAGTATTATTGGTATGCATAATCATCCAGGAAGTAGTGTACCAAGCATAAATGATTTAGTGGTAGCAGGTAAAAGAAAATATTTGTTTGGACTTGTTGTTTGTCATAATGGTAATATATATAAATATCTAATAAAAAACAGTGATAAATTCAACATAAATATTGCTTCTCTGGCACTTGATGTTTTACAAAAAGATGGATATACTAAAAGAGTAGAAGAGATGTTTGAAGATGCAGGGGTAATAATAGAGGTGATATCAAATGAATAAACAAGCAATTGAAACTGAATATAAAAGAATATGTGATAAGTTAGGTTTTATTCCTAAAGAATTTAAACCCGCTATCCCTAAAGATGTTTCAGAAGATTATGGTCATATTGAAACACTTTTTGATTACCTTAGCACTGATGAAATGCTATTTTTATATGAAAATGGATATTTAACAAACTGATATAATCAAGCCGACAAGTAGTCGGTTTTTATTTTAACTAAATTAAGGAGTATTTATGAAAATTTTAAAAGAAGTTTCAGTTTTGGGAACTGAATATAGAATTATTGAGAGTAATTGTGATAATGATCCATTATTAAAAAACAATTTTGGATATACTGATTACACTTCAAAAAAGATAGTTATTACAGATTTCCGATATGAAGAAATTGAAATTGAAGATGTAGCTAAATATAGAAAGCAAGTAATAAGGCATGAGTTAATCCATGCTTTTTTATGTGAATCGGGACTTCATGAAAATTGTAAGTGGCACAATGAAGAAATGGTTGATTGGTTAGCAATACAAGCACCTAAACTTCAAAAGATATTTAAAGAAACTGAATATATTTAACGAGCAAGTTTAAACGACTTGCTTTTTTTGTACTCAATTTTTGAGAAAGGAGGTTTTCTATGGCTGAAGGTTTAAGACCGCATCATCATCAAGAGTTTGAATATCGCACTATTCAATATTTTGATAAGAAAAGGCATGTTATTGTTAAGAAAATTCAGTATATGTGTATGATTTGTGGACGTATCCGTCATGAGAAATATGACTGTTATGTACCGCCACCAAAAAGCAAAACAAAATCATTGGAAAGAAATAAGAAAAAATATGGCAATCGAGGGTGATTGCTTTTTATTTTCTTAAAGAGGAACTTATATGATCAAGATTACAGTTGGAATTTCTAAGGAACATATAGCAATTAAATGTGTTGGCCATGCAAATTACAACACGTGTGGTGATGATATTGTTTGTTCAGCAATTTCTACGCTATTACAGACACTTTGCTATAGCTTGGAAGAATTAACCAAAGATAAAATAAAAGCCTCTCTAGAAAAAGGAGAGGGATATATAGGTGTATATCATCCAACATGCAAGTCAATTACATTAGTTAATGGCTTTGTAATTGGATGTAGAGAGGTAAGTCATACTTACCCTGATTATGTACAATTAGAAATCAAAATTTAGCGTATGTGACGCTTTTTTATTTTGTCCAAGCATTTATGACTTTAAAAGATATGGATGAGTCAGGCGTGGAAACTTTAAGCTACGGAGAAGAGCAGGCGTGTAACTCTCTAAAAGATACGGATAGGAGATAAAAAAATGAAAAAAGAATTAGAAGAATTATTAAAATTATCCCATAAAAGAAACTTCAATTTACAGTTATTCGCTGATGATGGCGGAGAAGGTGGTTCAGGTGGAACTGACGATCCTGAAGATAAATCAGGTGATGATGAAAAAGAAGATAAAAAATACACTGATGAAGATGTAAACAACATCATCAATCGAAAATTCGCCGAATGGGAAAAAAGACAAAAAGAAAAAAGTGCAAAAGCTGCAGAAGCTGAACGATTAAAAAACATGACCGAAGAAGAAAAAAGAAAGCATGAAATGGAAGAACTTCAAAAGAAAATTGCCGGTTATGAAAAAGAAAAAGCTATTGGAGCAATGACAAAAGTTGCTAGAGGAATCTTAAATGATTCAAAAATCGTTGTTAATGATGAATTATTAGGGAATTTAGTAGCTGAAGACGCTGAAACAACAAAAACAAATGTAGAAAATTTTGTTAAAAACTTCAATGATGCTGTTCAAAAAGCTGTAGCTGAAGCTTTAAGAGGAAAAACTCCTCGCTTAAAGGATGGTTCAAAAGAATTGACAAAAGAAGATATCTTAAAAATCAAAAATAGATCTGAACGTCAAAAGGCAATGGCTGAACATCCTGAATTATTTAGATAAAAAGGAGAAAAATATATGAGAAAACAATTTAATTTGCAATTATTTGCTGCACCAACAGGTACAACAGTAACAGCTGATTTAGAACCAGGTATTTCGATTGATTATACTTCTAGAATCAGTTCAAATATTAATGAATTACAAGATTTATTAGGGGTTACTGAATTAACACCAATGTCTTCAGGAACAACAATCAAAATCTATAAAATGGAGGTTGGTACAGTTGCTCCTCAAGTTGGAGAAGGTGAAACAATCGGTTTAACTAAAGTAACTAGAAAGAAAGTTAAAGATATTGATTTAACATTAGAAAAATATCGTAAATCAACTACTGCAGAAGCAATCCAACGTTCAGGTAGAAATATTGCAATTAACCAAACTGATGAAAAAATGGTCGGTGTCATTCAAGGACAAATCAAAAAGACTTTCTATTCTACATTAAAAGAAGGTACTGGTACTGCTACCGGTAAAACTTTACAATCTGCCTTATCTGCAGTGTGGGGAGAATTAGTTAAACATTATAAAGATGAAACAGTTACACCTATTTATTTTGTATCTACAGATGATATTGCTGAATATTTAGGTTCAAAAGAAATCACTTTACAAACCGCTTATGGATTCACATACTTAAAGAATTTCTTAGGTTTAGGTGATGTCATCGTTTCACCTGAATTAGAAAAAGGTACAGTATATGGTACTGCCAAAGAAAACATTGCGGGTGCTTATATTCCAACAAACAATGGGGATGTTGCTGATACATTTGGCTTAACAAGTGATACAACAGGTTTAGTGGGTATGGTTCACACTTCTAAAACAGACAATGCAACAATTGAAACATTATTAATGTGTGGTGTTAAATTCTTTGTTGAATACGTTGATGGCGTATTCAAAGGAACAATCACTCCAGGAGAAGCTGCTTAATGTATGTTGCAATTAAAAGATTCGTTGATTTAACAGATGATGATCATATTTACAATGCTGGTGATATGTACCCTAGAGATGGTTTTGAACCATCTAGGGAACGTATCATTGAATTGGCAACATCAAAAAATAAACTAGAAACACCACTCATCACTTATATTGAGGATGAAGAAAAAAACATTGAAGAAAATGATAAAGTAGAAGATGAAAAGCAAACGCCTAAGAAAACAACTAAAAAAGCTAAAAGTGAATAGTTATGGCAATCATTGATGATGTAACTGCGTTATTAGGATTTCCTGAAGAAAAACCTAACAGGACATTAGATGTGATTATTCGTCTTACTACTAATCGTTTAAAAACACTATTGGATGTTGAAGAAGTACCAACTGAATTAGAATATATCGTTACTGAAGTTTCAATTGTTAGATACAACAAGATTGGTTCTGAAGGAGTCACAAGTCATTCTGTTGAAGGAGAAACCATGTCATTCAGCGACAATGATTTCAAGGGGTATCTAGATGATATAGAAGTTTGGAAAAATAAAAAGAACGAAGTAAAAGGAGTTGTCAAATTCTTATGAGATATGACACTCCTATTTATTTTCAAAAAGTTACACAAGGTGAGTATGATCCTACTAACGGAGATTATGGAGAGGATACAGTAGATGAAACCTGTGTAATGGCCTCTGTCATGGATACAAGGACTGAAACAATGCAAATTGTTTATGGTTCTATCAAGCAAAGAAGTAAAACGATTCATATTCAAAACCATTATGATAAGTCCTACGATTCTATTAGAATTGATAATAAGATTTATCGAGTGGATTATTCTAGAACCCTTAGAAATAAACATTCATTTATCGTTCATGAGGTACAAAATGGGTAGAAGTATTAAGATTACAGGCATTAAGGAATTGGAGGCTAAACTCAAAAAAAATGCTACTCTCGATGATGCCAGAACAGTTGTAAAAAAGAATGGTGCTGAATTGCAAACTTTAATGACAAGAAATGCAGTTTTTGTTAAAGGATACTCGACAGGCGCAACAAAAAGAAGTATTCGATGTACATTTACTGATTTGAATTTAACAGCAACGGTTGAACCAACAACATACTATTCACCTTATCCTGAATATGGAACACGTTTCATGTCGGCCCAGCCCTTTGTAAGACCATCTTTCAACATTCAAAAAGAAATCTTCAAAAGAGAACTAAAGAAACTAATGAAATGAGGTGTGTTATGGATCCTCAACAAGAATTATTCAGCTACTTTTTAGTGGAATTAAAAAAAATATACAGGGATATGGTTTTTGATGGATATATGCCTCCTGAAAATACCCCATATCCTTTTATCTATATTGCCGACAGTCAACAAACTGATGATTTAGGTAATAAGACAGCAATCTTTAATGATGTTTATCAGACAATCCATATATGGAATGATACACCTAAAAAAAGAGGGACTGTCTCAAAAATGGCATATACAATTAAGCAACTGGCAAGAAGCCTTGAATATACGAGTAATTATAAGTGGGATGTAAGGAATGCAGATCAACGTATCTTGACCGATACTACTACATCAACACCACTTATGCATTGCATTATTGAATTTGGATTCAAGTCCTCACCAAAAGCCAAAAAAATACAAGGAGGAAAAACAAGTGAATAGAAAAATTGATTTACAAATGTTTTCAGGTACTTCTCCTGAAACTGTTTCAGGGAAGAAATTAGTTTATCTCTTTAGAGTTGCTGAAGATTCAAAAACAAAATCTGCAGGAGCGTTGGCTTTCACTACTGAAAATGAAAGAACTGCTTCAAAAGATGCTGATTCAACAGCCACTAAAGACGGAAATGTTCGTACACCTGGATCTGCTGAAATTGAAATTACAAGTACATCTTTATTAACAAAAGGTGACGAAATGATTGATAAATTAGAAAAAGCTATGCTAGGTGATAAATTAGTTGAATGCTGGGAAGTAAATTTAGCCGAACCAGGAGAAAGCACTAATCAAGGAAAATATAAAGCTAAATATTATCAAGGATTTTTAACAGAATGCTCAACATCTTCAAGTGCGGATGGCAATGTGGAAGTATCGTTAACATTTGGAGCAAACGGCAATGGTGCAGATGGCTATGCATCTTTGACAAAAGAGCAAGAAGAAATCGCATCATATGTTTTCAAAGATGTTACAGCTGAAGAATAAGCGAGTAGAAATACTCGTTTTTTATTTTATTTAAAGGAGAAAAAGAAATGGAATTAATTATTAATGAAAAAGTATACAACTTTAAATTTGGGATTGGATTTGTGAGACATTTAGACGGAAAATCATCAATCAAACAAGATGGGATTCAATTTGGAATTGGATTGGAAACATTGATTCCTAATTTATTGACAGGGAATACTGTTACTTTATCCGATTGCTTGTTTGTAGCAAATATGACTGAAAAGCCAAGAATCACTCAAGATCAGCTTGATAACTATATCGATGATGAAGAAACAAATATCGATTCTCTTTTTGATGATGTGCTAGAAGAACTAAAAAAGTCGAATGCTACAAAGAAGAAAGCAGAGAAACTGTTAGAAAATTATCAAAAAGAACAAGAAAGATTGGAAGCAATGGAAGCAACTCAAATTCAAGCGACAGAATAACATATGAAAAAATAGTAGAAAACTGTTTTCGATATTTAAATATCAATGATATTGATAAAATCAATCGTTTAACGATTAATGAATATAAGTATTTGATGTCAGGTGCTAAATATAAACTTGTTGATCAACAGGAACAAATTTTCTTGTTGGCGTGGGCCATTCGACAAGCTAAGTCTAGGAAAAAAAGCGGTAGATATTTTTATCGCACATTTAATCAATTCTTTAATCGTAAAAAAATCGAAAATCAGTTGGATAATAAAAAAGATACTTCCTCTCTTATTTCAAGAATTCAAGAAGCAATAAAAATTCAAGAAGGGAAGTGATAATTATTGGAAACATATAGTGTAAAAGCTGTGCTTAGTGCTGTTGATTCAAATTTTACAAGCACTATGAAAACGGCTAACAACAGTCTTACAGGAATCAAAACTGCAAGTGAAAGTGCTACAAGTTCCATCATGAAAATTGCTAGTGGTATAGGGGTTTTTAAAGCTTTGAGTGCAAGTGCTAACTTAGTTAAAAGTTCTATTTCTTCAGCTATGGGTCGACAAGACACTATGGAAGCGTTCAACCGTACTATCACTCAAATTACAGGTAGTGCAGAAAATGCTACTAAGGCATTAGAAGATTTAAAGAAAATCACTAAAGGTACTGCGTATGGATTGGATATTGCAGCAAAAGCAACTCAAAACTTTGTTACTCGTGGTATGGATTTATCAAAAGCGACTAAGTCTGTTGGCATTTGGGCAGATGCGGTCAGTTTCTATGGTAAAGGAACTAATGAACAATTAGAGACAGTTACTGATGCCTTAGCAAAAATGCGAACCAAAGGTACAGTTGAAATGGAACAATTGAACCGATTATTTGATGTTGGTATCAACGCAGTTGGAATCTATGCTAAAGCAGTTGGAAGAAACGCAGCCGATGTACAAGAAGATTTATCGGCAAAAACAATCACTACTGAACAGTTCTTAGATGTTGTAGAAAAAGCTATGGCAGAGGGAACTAATGGAGTTGATAAGATTGCTGGTGCAGCGTTACAAGCCGGTTCATCTTGGACAGGTACGATTGATAACATGAAAGCTGCAACGACTCGTGGTGTTCTAAGCATCATGCAAGCAATTGATAATATGCTTTCTAAAAATAAACTGCCTCAAATGAGAGAAATGATTTCTCAGTTCGGTAAAACCGCTGAAGCAACTATGAATGTCATAGCTGGCGGAATTGAAAATTTAAAAGATGTTGGAGCACTCATTCCACAAATTGGAGCACTAGGAAGTGCTCTTTTTGTTGTTGGTGGAAGCGTCGATTATATAAAATCCCTAGGTGGAGGTTTTGATTTATTATCAAGCAAAGTTACCGGGCTTAAAAGCTCTATCGGTAGTGTAAGAAAAAGCCTGAATATTCTTAAAAATACATTCGTCGACAGCATGAATAAATTAATGCCGGCCCCTATTAAAAAGAGAGTGCTAGGGAATTTATTAGGCATAAAAATGAATGGAATATTAGTCTCTCAAGAGCTAGGGGATGCGTTTGATAAAGTATCAAAAAAAATCCCTGATAAATTCATGAAGATGGGTTCAGGAATCAGCAAAGGATTAAAAAAATCAACGGATGTCGGTATAAAAGCTATGTCAACAATGACGACAGGATTAACTAAAGTATTTGCAATTGCTATGAAATCAGTAGGACCTGCAGCTATTTTAGGATTAGTTGTTGCTGGATTAGGAATTATAAATAATCAGTTTGGAAGTCAAATTGATAAGATGATTGCAACGGTCGTTACACAGGCACCTAAAGTGATTGGTAATTTTGTAAAAGGAATTACTAGTCAAATGCCTATGTTAGCAAGTTCAGGAGTACAGTTACTTGTTCACTTATCAGTTGGAATAACAAAAACATTACCACTTGTTGTAAATGCAGGTATGCAAATATTGAATTCAATTATTCAGGGAATATCAGCTAACGCTCAATCAATTGTTAAAAGCGCGTTGCTAATTGTTGGTACTTTAGGTGGCGCAATATTAAATGCTATACCTCAATTGCTTGGAATTGGATTACAATTCATTGTTTCAATTACACAAGGTATTTTAGATAACATGCCTTTAATATTGGTAGGAATTCAAACTATGATTACCAATATTACAACAGCGATTCAAACACAACTGCCTACAATGATACAAATGGGCGTTCAAATTCTACAAAATATTGCTACCGGTATTGTTCAAATGCTACCACAAATAGTCGTAGGAGCAATTCAAATTATCACAACGTTAATCGATACAATTAGGGGAAATCTTCCAACGATCCTTAATGGTGCGGTAGAAATCATCAATACATTAGTTGGTGGCTTAATCAATAATTTACCACAAATAATCAATGCTACAGTTGAGTTGATAAGAGCGATTTTAAATGCAATCATTACAAATCTTCCTCAAATCATGACTGCAGGTGTTCAAATCATTTTGAAATTAGCTTCAGGATTGATTTCAGCGATACCTCATGTTGTTTCAGGTGTAGCCAAAGTTGCTAAAAAGATTATCTCAACATTTAAAGATACAAACTGGTTGGAAGTTGGTGTTAATGTCATCAAAGGAATCGCAAAAGGAATTTCAAGTGCCGCAGGTCAATTATGGGACGCAGCTAAAAAAGCTCTAGGCTCATTCAAAGATAAAGTGTTAGGATTCTTTGGAATTCATTCACCATCCCGTTGGGGTAAATGGGTAGGTAGAATGCTTGATACTGGTGTTGCTAAAGGTATCGGTGGTTATACTCGTTTGATTGGAAATCAAGCTCAAAAAATATTCAATACTGTACAATCGTATGTTGGTGATATCAGTAATCTAGGAATGCAATATTCCTTTGCTGGAGATATGGGAGTTGCAAGCGTAGAACATTACGTTGATTACAATGACGACTATATTAATTCTAACGGCGGAGATAACAGCAAGAATGAATACTATTTCACAATTACAAATGAAATGGATGGAAAAACGTTAAGTAAAGAAACTTACAAGTACGATCAGGAAAATGCTAAAAAAGATGAAAAATTTCTAAAAAAATTGAGAGGTGAAAACTGATGTCTTATAAATTCATAGATGTAGATGATATTGTAGAAACGTTTCTGCCAGCTGAAGCAATGTCATATAACGGAGTTTATCTTGAAAACGAAATAGAAGGGTATAGAACATTAAATGTGAGCGGACGTGAATTATTGTCCGCTTCTATTAAAAGTTCCTCTGTTGATGGAATTAGTGGTTCTAAATATCAATATAAGACATATCCATCTCGTACAATCATAGTAAAATTTCAATTGATATGTGATACTGATAGAAAATTTAGAGAAGCATTCAATAGAATGAATCAAATTTTAAGTGCAGAACAAGTTAAAATCATTTTCAACGATGAACCTGATAAATATTTTATTGGAACAAAAGAAGGAAATACAGACATCGAACCCGGGAAAAATAGCGTTATCGGTGAGTTTGAAATCTATTGCGCTGATCCTTGCAAATATTCAACTGTTTTAAAAGAGTTTGAAGGTGTTATTGAAGATGATGAATTGGTTGTCAACGTTCAAAACAATGGAACTGAATCAGCTACTATTGATTATGAAGTAACCAACAATGCCGAAACAGGATATTTAGGAATTGTATCCGAACATGGTGTTATGGAGTTTGGTAAAATTGATGAGGTGGATGGAACAGTTTATCAACAAAATGAAACATTGGCTACTTTGAATGATTTTATAAACGCAAAGGATGATACTGCTGGTAAAGATGCTATGCACCCATTGTACGGGACAAGCGGAACACTTGCCACCGATAGTTGGCATGGCAAGACCTTTTTAAAATTTGGCAGTGTCGGAACAAAAAAAGGTTCAGCAAATGGAGGAATGAGAACGTTCATTTTACCCGCAGATTCAAATGGAGATACAGGTTGTAAAAATTGGTATTCATATTTTCATCTTTTGTTTTATGCAAATGTGATGGGGCAAACTGGTGAAATGTCTATCAGTTTTTTAACCGAGGACAATAAACTTATTGCAGGGTGTAACTGGTATAAAACGGACTCCGTTGGAAATACAGCTTCATATGATTTTGTTGTCTATAATCCTGATGTTAAATCTTCAGATGCCATGGCTGGAAAAGTATTAAAAACATGGAATTATACAACTTCGCATTTACAATCTCAAAATCCCTGGTATTGGGATTGGGGGCATTGTGATTTACGTAAAGAAGGTTCAAGAATAACCTTTTTTTATTATGGAAAGTATTACACTTACACAGTTCCTGAAATTGAAAATATGAAATGTGCAAAAGTTCAAATTTCCATAAAACAATGGGGTGATAGAAATGGCAACAAATTCATGTACTATGCAGGGTTTGATAATTTCTATATCCAAAAAATGCATGTTGATAAATGGAACGATGTACCCAACAGATATTCAAAACACTCGGTTCTTTCTATTGATGGTGAGACATCACATTTTTTCGTCAATGGAATGCAAAAACAAAGTGAAGAGATATTAGGTACTCAATATTTCAAAGCAGCTCCAGGAAAAACAAAGATCAAATTCTACGTTAGTGAGTGGACAAAAACTCAACCAACAATAAAAGTCAGAATAAGAGAGGCGTGGTTGTAGAAAATGGAATATATTAGAATTGCAGTTTTGAGCGCATATGATGAAGTATGCGCTTTTCTTGATAATTCAATTGAAAAAGCAATGCACTATTGGGATGATGAGTTACACACTTATTTAAAAGGTGCAGCATATACTTATTCATTCAAAACATTTACTGATCATGAGGATGCTCAATTTTTGACAGTAGGAAACAAAATATCGTTTTTATATAAAGATAAAGGATATTATTTAAATATTGTCGATGTTGATAGAGATGAGATATATACAACAGTTACTGCATATGGTTTATCTCTTGAATTAACAAATGAAGAAACAGGTTCGTATAAGGCGTCTGGTGCAATGTCGTTTGAGCAGTATATTACAGCATTCAACTTTGAAAAGCCTTTTGAAATAGGAATAAATGAAGTCAGTGACAAACGTATAACAAACGAATGGGAAGGTACGGATACTATTCTTGCCAGACTGTTTTCTCTAGCAAATGTATTTGATACTGAGCTTGAATTTGTAACCGAATTGGATAAGGATTATTCACTTAAAAGAATAGTCATGAATGTCTATAGAGAACATGATGACAATCATCAAGGGATTGGCTCCGATAAAACAAAACAAGGTACTATCAAATATGGAAATGATATAAAAGGAATATCGAAAAAAAGTGATATTACTGAGTTATACACTGCTATTAGACCAACAGGCAATAATGATTTGACTTTAGCGGATCTTGATAAAAGCGAATTTGACGCAAATGGAAATTTAGAATATTCTAGCCCTAAAGGAACTATTGAAATTCTAGCTCCTCAAGCAAGAGACAGATTCCCTTCAACATTGATGGCTGATATAAACGGTCGTTATATTTGCAAAGTATGGACTTATGATACGGATAATGTAAACACATTATATGGCCAAGCTCTTGCACAATTAAAAAAGAACTGCATACCTCAGGTATCGTATACAGTTGATGGCTATATTGATGCTGATATAGGGGATACATTTGTTATTGAAGACAGTGAATACAAACCAACTTTGTATTTAAAGGCCCGTATTACTGAGCAACAAATTTCTTTTGTAAATAAAGATAATTGTAAAACGACATTTGATAATTTTGAGGAACTTGAATCTCAAGTTAATTCTTCATTGTTAAACGAGATGAAGGATCTAATAGCACAAAATAAAATTTATGATGCAAATATTATTTCTAACAATGGTATCTTATTTAAAAACGATGATGATCAAACGATTCTAACAGCTTTGATTAAGAACAATGGAGTTGATATCACTTCAAAATTTGAAATTATATGGTATGCACAAGATGGAGAGATACTTTCAAAAGAAAAGGAATTACTAGTCAAATCATCGGATTTTATAGATAAGAAGACATACTATTTTGACGGCTATATCAATAATAGTGTAAAAGCAACTTGTGAGGTTACCTGTATCAATTTAAGAGATGGTAAAGACGCAATTGTATTACATGTCAGCAGTTCAAACGGGACATCATTTAAAAACAGCGATATCTCTACAACTTTTACCGTGTCAATTATCGTTGGAGATAAAAGAATTGAAAATTCAAATGATATGTATAATATTTTTGGTAAAAATGCAAGGATCATTTGGAAAGTAAAAAGAATGAATGAAGATGAATTTAAAGAGCTGTTATCAACAGATGAACGCATTAGTGATAATGGCTTTATTTTGACTATAACAACAAGGGATGTATACATTAAAAGTACATTTACTTGTGATTTTGATTATTGATAAAAGGAGATTATAAAATGGCAATTAAAGCAAGTGCACAAATTGATTTGATAGATTTAACAGATGGTTTTACCGTTGTATTAACGAATGAGAATCATACTTTTTTAGGAACTACATCGGCTGTTGATGGAACACAAACAGCAACTTGTCAAGTTCAAGCTTTACAAGGAGAAAATGTTGTAAATTGTGAAGTTGGGGATGTGACTTGTCCTACAGGTTTATCAATTGTCAGCGACGGGAAAACACCTGTACCTACTTTAACTATTACAGCAACATCCGCTTTAACTAAAAGTGGAAGTGTTATCATTCCTGTAAAAATCGGGGAAATTACAATTAATAAAACATTTAGTTGGTCTATTGCATTTAGAGGAAGCAACGGGACATCAGTTACAATTAAATCGACTGAAGTCACTTATCAAGTTGGTGCAAGTGGTACAACTGCACCTACAAGTGCATGGTCATCTACAGTTCCAACAGTAGGACAAGGGGCTTATTTATGGACAAAGACAGTGGTAACTTACAGTGACGGGAAGTCTACAACATCTTATTCTGTTTCAAGACAAGGAGTAAATGGATCTAATGGAAAAGATGCTTTAGTAATTGTAATTTCATCATCGAATGGGACAATCTTTAAAAATACTGATATTGCTACAACATTAACAGCCCGAGTTTACCAAGGAGGTGCAGAAGTAACTGGTTCGGCATTAGCAGCTCTAGGAACAATCAAATGGTATAAAGATGGAGCTACTACTTCTACAGCTTCTGGATCAACATTAACAGTCCAAGCTGGAGATGTGGATTCAAGATGTAACTATACCGTCCAATTAGAAGGATAAATTATGTCTGTAAAAGCTAGAGGCTCTATTACATTAATTAGAGTAAATGACGGGGAAGATGGTAATGATGCTATTACTGTTTCCCCAACAGCTCCGTCTAATCCTGTAACAGGGCAGTTGTGGCAAACTGCGTCAGGCAATCCAATCAAAAGATGGGACGGTTCAAAATGGGTTGTTCATTATATTTCTGTTGAAAATTTAAAAACAGATTCGCTAAGTGCTATATCGGCAAACCTAGGCGCAATTACTGCAGGTTCGATATCGATTAATGATAAGTTTTCTGTTACTTCATTAGGTGTCTTAACTGCAACAAGCGGAACCATTGGTGGAATAAATATTTCTTTAGATAAGATTTCAGCACAGGGCACTTCTTATGATGGATTTACATCTTCTTATGAGATACGTAGTGATGGGATCATATCAATAGAAAATACCGGAAGTGGTAGAAATTATTCTATAGATATGAGAGCTGATAAAATAACAATAACTGGTATGAATGAAACAGGATCTTTTACGCGTTCGACAAGTATAGGAGAAAGATCAATAGTATTCAAAGCTCCTACTGAATCTGATAAAGCGTTTATAGGATTAGGATGGATTGGCAATTCTGATAAATTATCAGGACTGATAATTGAATCTAGTAACATAATGTTGGAAGGAAACATTTATGATGAAACAGGAACACAAAAATATATGTTTGGATTACAATCAACATATGATTTTTAATTAGGAGGTATTTTAAAATGAAACATAATACAGCGAAAATCGTCGGGGGGGGGTGCAATATTTACTATTAGATATTGTGCCCTTGGAAAGAAGGTGTGCTTCTAGATTAGTTAGTAAGCATTTAAAGGGTGATATCCAATGGCTTTCGTAGATTTCTTTGGAAATTTTGTCAGGAAAAAGGATGTATATCTTAAATATTCAACCAATGAACAATGGACGGGCGAATATTGGATAGATGGACACAAAATCTATCAGGTATCTTACAATTTAGGAACGATCAATGCTTTTAAGAAAATTACTAACATTCCTAATTTTGATAGAAATATAAGGTATGAATATTCTATGAGAGCAAGCGATAAAATTAGTGGTATGAATAGTACAGTAAATACTGATTTATTCGTAACTACTGGTGGAGATGTTTATATAAATACTAATGGAAACACAAGATATGATGTTGTATTGACATTGTGGTATACAAAAACAACTGGATAACATTATTTAAATTAATTGATTTAGAAGTAAAGTTATGAGTTTTATTGATTTTTTCGGTAATAAAGTTAGAGCAAGGGATGTAGTATGCTCCAATGGAAACAGTTTAGAAATTTCAAAGGAGTGGCAACGACTAGATATAAACTGTGGTGGGTTTAAAACAATTACAGTAGACTTATCAAAATACAATGAGTTTCTACTCACCATAGGAACATATCCAGCGGATCAGTATAGAATATTGAGTTCTACAGTAATTCCTAAGACAGCTTTAGAAAATATGATAGGTCAAGATAGTAATGGTTATTTTCAGGTCAGATATAGTGATTATTACTGGGCCGGATTAGATTATTTAGGAAATAATAAAATTCGTTATCGCTCTAGCAATAATGAGGGCTTAGCTACTATTTGGGCTAGATAATCAATGAAGATAGTAAATATTGATTAATATGTCGTTTATAGATTTCTTTGGAAATGTAGTTAGAAAGAAAGACGTGTATTTTAAGTATTCTACTGATGAACAGTGGACAGGAGAATACTGGATTGACGGCAAAAAAATATATTGCAAAGTAGTATCTGTAAGTGGATTTACTAAAGATAAATACGTTGCGCATAACATATCAAACTTGCACAGGATATTGAGTTGCGACTTGTTTGTAATGTTTAATGATGGAACAAATCATATGATGCCACGTGCACATAAAGATAATGACCATGATGGTATCTCTGTTCAAGTGACTAAAACAAATTTAATATTACAGGTCGGTCAATCAAATGGTTTTGCTGATGTGACAGGGTATGCGATACTGAAATATATTAAAACAAATTAGGAGTGAAAAGTGTATATGAAAATTAAAGATATTTTAAACAGTAGAAATGTATTGATAAAGTTAAATAATACGGCTGGTATGTCTAGTGTAGTAGCATATCGTGTAGGAAAAAATATTAAATTATTGGATGATGAATTAAAGCCTTATGATGATGCACGTACGAAAGTATTAGAAGAAGCTGCAAATAAGGATAAAGACGAAAAAGCTATCATTGATGAAGCAACACGTCAATATGACATTCCAGAAGACAAGTTGCAAGAAGCTTTACAAGAAATTGAAAAACTTCAAGATGAAGATATCAACATTGATATTAGAAAAGTAACTGTAGAAGATATCAATAAAGCTGAGTTGACTCCTAGAGAATTAATGTCAATTGAATTTATGTTAGAAGTTTAGAAGGTGAGGAAAATGGAAAAAATGGAAATGTTGTTTAATTATTTACAAGCACATAGAATGTTGGCGCTTGTTGCTTTTGTCATTATTTTTGATTTATTCTTAGGTGTAATGAGATCATTCAAAGAGAAAAAGACAAACTCTACAATTGGAATTGATGGAATGATTAGAAAAGTAAGCATGATTGCATGTTTGCTTTTTTTAGTTGTACTTGATTTTCTAATTCATTTAGATTTGATTGCGTGGTTGCCATCACAAATACTAGATATCTTTAAAGCAATCGGTATCACCACAATTGGAATTAGTGATGTGTTTGCTTTATTATTTATTGTTTTTGAATTGTTAAGCATTCTAAAAAATTGGGCATTAATTGGACTTCCAATGTTTAAAGGGGTTAATGAAAAAGTGACTAGATTTCTTGAAACATTTACTGATGAAATGCCAAGTATAAATAAAAATGAATAGTTGAAGAGAGCGAATAGCTCTCTTTTATTATGGTTAAAAACCAAAAATTGAAAAAATGGTTGTTAAGCGGTATTAGAACGGTAGAAAAACGGAATTAGTGAATAAAGGAGATTGTAAAAATGAAATTTGAAAGAGCGTTTAAATTTATGCAAGCAGGAGAAAAAATTAAACTCCCATCATGGGGTGGATATTGGTATTGGGATGATGAAAAGAAAACAGTAATCATGCATACAAAAGATGGAAAAGAAATGGATATTAGAGAAACTGAAAGAGTTATTTATACGTTATCTAATATTTTTGATGATGGATGGGTTCTTGCTGATGAAGAAAATTGTCCTGAATTAGGAGGCGTGGCCACTTTTGGATTTGACGAAGCAGTCAAATATCTAAAACGTGGCTTCAAAGTAAAACGTAAAGGTTGGAATGGTAAAGACCAATACATTGAACTTGCTACAAATGTATCATTCAAAACACCTAATGATGAAGTTATTAATGTAGATCATGCAGATATGGGAAACAAAGCCGTCGCTTTTCATGGAACAAGTGGTATTCAATTAGGTTGGTTAGTAAGTCAAAGTGACATGCTATCAAATGATTGGATTTTTGTAGAAGATTAAGGAGGTAACGAAATATGAGTTTAATTGTAGGTTCAGCTAGAATTGATGAAAATGATAATCTAAAAAATGGTAAAGCTGGTGATCAAACGGGAAAAGAAGTCTCAACACAAGCATACTATACACATAAAAAAGGTTGGTACGTTTTTCGACCAAAAAGTGTAGCTCATGCAAATGCTCTTGCTTTAGCTATGAAACAAGCTTGTAATAATAATAAAATTGGTTATGACCAAAACGAGCGCAACGGTGTTATCGCTCAATTAAAAAAATATGGTTCATTAGATAAAATTGCTAGAGCTACTGAATGTGATTGTTCGTCATTAGTTCGTGCTTGTATTATTCAAGCTACTGGTAAAGATGTAGGGAATATTACAACAGCAAATGAAGCTAGTGTATTAGAAGCAAGTGGCTTGTTTGAAGCTAAAAAAAACGTGATCGGCGAAGGAATGTTATATAATGGTGATATTCTTGTAACCAAAACTAAAGGACACACAGTTATTGTAGTAAGCGGTAGAGCAAGAAACACAGCCACTACTTCTAATATTTCTACATCTAAACCTAAATCATATCTTTCTAAAGGTGATAAAGGAAATGACGTTAAAACGATGCAAACAATGTTGATTGCTGTAGGGTATTCTTGTGGATCATACGGTGCGGATGGAGATTTTGGAAGTAGCTCCGATAAAGCATTGAGAAAATTCCAAGAAGATTATGGTTTAATCGTCGATGGTAAATACGGGGCAAAATCTAAAGCAAAATTAGAGTCTGTTTACAATCGAAAGAAATCTTCTAAACCTTTAGGAACATATAAAGTTACAGCTAAATCAGGCTTATACGTAAGAGAAGGTGCAGGGACTAATTACGATATTGTTCCTAAAAACAAATTAACTAAAAATGCACAAGAACACGCTAAATCAAACGGAGCATTAAGATATGGTACTCATGTTACAGTAAAAGAGTGGAAAAATGGTTTTGCAAGAATTCCATCAGGATGGGTAAGTGGAGACTATTTAAAAAAGGTGTAAATTGATGTATAATATATATGCACATTCATTGTATTAGTTAATAGAAAAAGCAAAATGTAATATTATCTATTCTTCAAAAAATGTTTCAACAACTTTATTTATTAACTGAACAGAAAGACCTACTCAATTAATTTTGGGTAGGTTCTTTTTTTATGTCTTTCCACATGAGTAAAACAAACAGAAATTTGCTTATATTTTCGACACCCTAAACACTAATTTTTAATAAAAATAAGCTAAAATTGTATAGTTCAAAAAAACGCTAGGGTGTCGAAAAGGTGTCGAAAAGGTGTCAAATGTAAAACAGCCCTAAAAATAGAAGTACTCAAAGTGTAATAATTTATTTATACAAAATAGCCTATAAAATAAAAAAGCCTTGATAAAATCAAGACTTTTTGATATGAATTTGTAAATTATTTACAAGCTTCTTCGATAGCAACAGCAACAGCTACAGTAGCTCCAACCATTGGGTTGTTACCCATACCAATAACACCAGTAAAAAACGTAGGTACCTCATAGCTACCTTGTAGGTACTTATTATGAGAAACCCTTGATTTTTCAATATGTTCCCTAAAATTGATGTAGGTACCTCGTAGCTACCTCATAGGTATATTTCTAAAACTTGGCTAAAAAGGTGTCGAATAGGGTGTCGAAAATTTAAAAAAGGGCATTTACCGTTTTTGCCCTTCAATTATATAAATTTGATGTGTTGAAATTAACTGTTTTTTCTTGATCTAATTCAGTATAAATATCTGCAGTTGTTTGATAGCTTGAATGTCCAGCAAGAGATTGAGCAACTTTGATGTCAACACCTTTATTGTAAAGTTGGGTTATGAACATGTGCCTTAACATATGATAGTTAAATGTAATTCCTAATTTCTCACAAGAACGAGCAAGTGACTTACGTAGCTTTTCGGATTTCATATAATTCATATCTTTATCAAAAACAACATATTCACTTTCAGGATACTTTTTAAAATGTTTTTCTAAGATATCATGCAATTCATTTGAGATAGGAAGACTACGATAACTTGCATCTGATTTTAAAGTTGTTTCTTTTATTTCAGTACCAACTCTTTGAATTTGTTTGTTGATTGAAATTATATTTTTTTGTAGATCAACATCTTCTCTTTTTAAACCAAGACATTCGCTTATTCTTATACCTGTATATAATCCAATATAGAGAGCGACTATGTAATTATCACTTTCAAGGATTTTATCTCTTCTAGGATGCTTATATCTATCGATAAGCATATTAAATTCTTCAAGTGTAATAGTTTTTTTCTTACTTTGTGTTTTGATACCATTTAATTTTAGTTTCACGTAAGGCTTTCTTGAAATATAGTTATTGTTATATGCAAAAGTAAATACTCCATTAATGATTTTATAAATGTTTTCAATTGTTTGCTTTGTATTGTTTTTGGCGAATTCATTCAATGTATTTTGAATATATTCATAATCAATCTTTGAAATATCACATTTACCCATTGTATCTTTCAAATGCTTATTATAAACAGAGTTTCTAACATACTTTGTTGATTCTTTGGTAAAAGGGTCGTTGATAATATATAGTTGAAATATATCATCAAATGTATGCTTTTCAGTTTTTAAATGCATATTTTCTTTTATCTTTGATAGTATTTCATCAGCATATCTTTCCGCATCTACTTTTCTTACAAATCCACTCTTGGATATTCTCTTTTGATTTCCTGAAAAATCTTTATATTTTATGATCACTTCATAAACATAGCCATTTTTAGCCTTTTTAGACTCTCTTTTTCTAATCATAATATATTTACCTCCTAATATTTTTAGTGTATAATAGGAGTGCTATTTATTTGTGTCGTCAAAACAAAATTATAGCACTCGGGCACTCTTTCACGGCCAATGAAAGGGTGTCTTTTTTTATTTACTGTTTTTTCAATTCAAATGTTTTGCTTACGCCCTGCATAGATGCTGAGAATGAAATAACACCATTGTTGTATGTAAATTCTTTTGTTTCATCAGTTGATGCTAAAATAGAAGTTTCAGTTTGTTCATGGTCATTATTAGATACCCACGAATATTCATTTGTATCAGTAGTAGGGGCATCATAAGAGCCAACCCAATATATAGCGCTTTTATTTTCTTCTACAAAAACCCAATCAATTTCAATAACACCATTAGAAATAGTGGCTTTTAAATATGTTCCGTCAGTCGGATCACATTGCCATTCTCCTGTTAAATCCAAAGGTTCTTTCTTTTCTTCTTTTTTTGTTGTGGTTGTTTCTTTGGAAGATGAATTGTCTTTTGAACTGTTATTTCCGCATGCGGTTAGAGATAGAGACAAAGCCCCAATTAATGCTAGACTTAATAATTTCTTCATTTATTATCCCTCCATTATATATTTGTTACTAAAAAAACGAATACTATTATCTGAATATTTACATTTTAAAATACTTTCACATTGTATTTCTTTTGTTAGAATAAATTCGCATTATTTTTCAATGACATCCCTTTGAATGGAGGTGATGCCTATGATTTAAACCAACCATTTTTTATTTAAAAAAAGAGGGGAGGTCTAACCATGAAAAATAATGATTATCGACGTTACATAATAGATATGATCAAACATATCCACAGTAACATTGCATTAAAAGAAATCTACTTATTCGTGCAAAAGTTCTTTTTACGTAAAAAATAAGTAGTAATTGGGCGACGATTAGTCGTCCTTTTCATTTATAAAGATATTGTGCAGGTATTCTTTAATGACCTTTCTTTTTTCTTCTGTTAGCTGCATATAGCTTTTAACTATTTTCTTATCAAGTTCATCTAAATGATATTCTTCGGCTACTTGGTCTAATAATGTTTCAGGTAAATCAGAAAACATTTCACCAAGTCCTTCCATAATCCAAGCGTAATTGACATTAAATTCTCTACATATCGATAGTATTGTTTGCTCGCTTGGATTCCTTTCTCCACGTTCGATTTTTGAAACTGCTGTATCACTTACACCAATTCTTACCCCGAACTCTTTTTGACTTAATCCAACAGACATTCTTAGTTCTTTTATACGTTCATCCATTTTTATCACCTCCTTGCATACTTATAATAAAACGTAAAATCGTACTATGTCAAGTTTTTGGTTAAAAAATATTGACAATCCGTACAATGTACGATACTATATAGACGTAGTCAAGATACAACTTGACAAACAAGCCATGCAAAAGGAGGTGTTTCAAATGTACGGTATGACATTAGTGTATGTTAATCATTTAGTTGAAAGCGGCAAAGGCTATTTGTGGGATGACTTAATGAAAGTCACAAAATTATTCATTGAAGCCAATCAAGAACAAAATAGTTAGAAAGGAGAGACTTTTAATGGGAAATGCTTCACTCATTGAATTCCGAAAATCATTGAATTTAAAGCAAAATGAAATAGCAAAGGAAATAGGAGTTTCACCTTCGTACTACTACAAAGTGGAAAGTGGATATCAAAATCCCAGTTATGAATTTCTAGCAAAATTTAAGAGAAGATTCCCTGATGCGAGTATTGATGTTCTGTTCTTTTAGTGGATTTGGGTAAATTCATTGGTTTTATTGATGCAAAGGTTGATATAAAAACAAAACGCCAATAAGTGCGCTATCCTTACTGACGTTTGTCTAAATTTATTTACTCTTTGTGTATGCAAGTAAAGAAGTTAAAAACTAAATTAGTACATTATATAGCGCCTAATGCTTCTATGTACACATCATCACTTATGCAGTCTTAGTTCTGCATGATAGCCTAAAAAAGCTATTTAAAGGTTTGCCCTTTAGCTGATGATTTGTGGAAATTAATGCGGTTTATTTAGTGCTTAATGCACAAGTCTCCTTGCGGATTAATCCCTAAGTAATCTGCAGAGCAATTATTTTAACCTGTTTAAACTGTCTAGGTATCAGTACGTTTCCCCCACAATAAGAGAACAGGGCAAAATCAAAAGTTTTGTCAAAATGACCACTCTCCATTCTGCCACATAGTCAAGAATATTTTATCACAATTTGGAAATTTTTAAAAGGAGGTGAACACCATGGAAGATTACAAAAAAGAAAAGAGAGATATTGAAGACTTCATTAATGGCACAGTGAAGAAACTTTCTCCAGCAAACAAAGAAAAAGCGGTCTACATCATGCAAGGCATGATCATTGGACAACTTGCTTCTGAACAAGCTGAAATCTCTAAAAACATGATTGATGCAGTCAATCAATTTAATGAAGTAAGGTTATAGTTTGCTTTGACGGCACAAATAAAAGAGAAAGGGAAGAGGAAATCAAATGAAGGCAACACATTTTATCACTTTTACAATCGCATATTTAATTTGCTTAAAAGTAATGAAAAAAATAGAACCTGATAATTGGTTCTATAAATGGTATGCAACTATTATTTAGATACTTTATTCAGCTTATGTATTTCTTTCTTGATTAAAAGCATAAAAAAGGTGGTGATGAGAAATGCAAAAACAAAAATGTGAAAGAGTAGACAATGTTGAGGAAAGAACATTGTTAGTTGTAACTGTTTTAAGAGGCAAAGGAACTAAAGAAGATGTGTGTAGACTTGTAGAGCTTTACTACGAAAAAGATAGAGAGGGGAACTATCATTTTCTATTTGATAAAGATCCTCGAAAAGAAAAAGAGCAAATTTAATTACTCTTTCTTAGCTTTGGTTTTTTCAGCAGATATAGCAATTATATCACCATAAAGCAATTCGGTTTCGTATCGTTCTACATACCAATCGTTTATAAGTTTTTCGATTACTTTAAGAAGTTTTTCTGCTTCACCTGGATCAATATCAACTATTACATTTATATCTTTTTCCATATGGGCACCAATATTACCGACTCTTCTTATTCCATCAAGAACTTTCCATTGCATTGCTGGGATTTTATGTTCAAGTTGATCAATTTCTTTAAATAGTGTGGATGGCTTGATTTTCCAAAAATCTCTAATCATTCCTTGCAAGCAACGTCTTGATAAGGTCGCTGATGCTTTAGGACTTAAATTAACAATAGCGTAAGCTTCTTCATAATCTTGTCTTATAGCTTTTGGAATGTAATCAGGAAACTGTTTTGCTAAAGAAATAGGTTTTACATGAACTATATCAGTTTTTACTTTAGAACCAGTTCCTTGAGCATTAATGGAATATTCAAAGCAATGAGGGCATTTAAAAATACCAAGTGTAACTTCGCTTTCTTTAGGTGGAATAGTGCTGCCAAAAGGCACTTCAAATGATGGCTTTACTTTTTTATAAGTTGAATCATTGAGTTCGGCAGTATGGCTACAGTATGGACATTTAAAGTCATTAGGCATATTTTCACCTCACTTTCTAATTAAATTTCGATATTGCCGTACCGATAACTTAATTATAAAGAAAGAGATGAAGAATGTCGAAAACAATTAAATAAATTACTGATCATCCAGGAGCCAATCTCTAGCAAAGCCTATTTTATTAGATTCCTAAAGTTGATGATCATAGAAACACCAAATTAATAACAAATTTCTTTTTTTAATACAATACGTGAAGTTTTCATTTTGTAATAGAGATTGGTTCCTTGATGGTCAGTAGTAGGAAGGAGAAAAAGTTATGACTAAAACAGAACAAGTTGAGGTTGTCAGAGAGAAAATAAATTTTGAAAAAGAATTTCTTGATTACCAAATCAAGCTTGTAAAAGAGGCAGAAAAAGAACTTGAAAACTGTTCTTATGAAGATATTCAAGAAAAACGTTCAATTCTTGGCATGCGACGTACAGCTGCATCCAGTCAGTACATGTGTTTGTGTGGTGTTCTTGAACTTAGTTATGAATTGGATCTTATTTCAAAAGATGAATATAAGAATGTTCGTGAGCAAGCATTTAATAAAACTTTTAGATAGGAAGGATGTGAAATTATGAAGTGGTGGTTATGTATATCATTTTTGCTTAACATTTTATTACTGATCATGTTGGCTTATCTAAAAAAAGATCGTGATAGTTTTATGAAAATGTACTACAACTTGGCAAGTTTTGTTTTGAAAGCAAGAAGGGAAGGAAAACTATGAAACTATCAGCAAGAGGATTGGCCACAATCGTTATTATCGGTTGTTTCATTGGAAACTGTCTTGCAATTTTGGTCAGAAGTTTATAAAAAAAGTGCCCTTAAACAGGACACCAACATAGCATATAAATTATAAACAAATTCAGGAAGAATTGCAAATATGGATTAATTAAAAAACAAAAAAAGGAGGTAAATATTAATGGAAGCAAGACCTACAAAGATGCTTAAATTTCCAGAAGTTATGGAAGACTTGGGCGTTTCTCAAAATCAACTTCAAAATCTTGTAGAATTAGGTATTTTCAATCCTATCTATTTAGGAAAAGGTTGGAAGTTTTCTCAAAAAGAAATCCTTGATTTTCAAAGAGATTATGCAGGATTGGATGTCAGCAACTATGAAAAAGCCAAGAGTTGCAAAGAAATAGTTGAATCTCAAAAAAGATTATTACAGGGAGGAATTTCATGAAGAAACTAAACAAAGCAAAGGTTCTTGCAGTTGCATTAGGTATTTCAGTTTCAGCAAATATCGGAATGTATTTACATGGCCAATATTTACAAAATGAAATCGTAGATAGTCAAGAAGAAGTATTTGATTTAAAAGCAAGGAATACACTTTTAAAAGATACTTACAATGAACTTTTAGGACAAATGCAGGAAACACAAAATGAAGTTCAAAACTTGCAAAGTCAAGTAGAAGAACTTCAAAAATGAAGATCATTAGGGGTCTTTAGAATTACGGCGTATTGGTTTGGAGAAGATGAATATGGAGACTTGACTTCTACAGGAGTTAAGGCACAAGTCAATCATACAATCGCTGTTGACCCTGAAATAATCCCATATGGAAGTAAAGTCATGATTGATGGCCAAATTTACGTGGCTGAAGATTGTGGCGGAGCGATTAAGAATAACGTTATTGACGTATGGGTAGAAAATCAAAGTAACAGTTTTGGTGTCAAGTACACCGAAATATACATCAAAAGGGAGAAATAGTTATGGATAAAAAATTATTAGAAGACATCATCCAAACTGCAAAAGTTGCAGGTGCAGATGTCAAAGTTGTTCAAATTGGTTCAACTGAAAAGGAAGTAGATGAAAGACCAGCAGTACCGTTACTTAAATTAGAACTAAGCATCAAGAAAGATGGAGATGCGCTTTCGGTATTAACGGATGCTGATTGGAACATCTTAGGAAGTCTTTTCTTAGAAATGGCTTCAATCAATATTGACATTGATAAAGTCAAAGAAATGTTTACACCAGCTAAAAATGCTTTTATGCATTGCAGTAATGAATTGGATAACTACATCCAAGAACAATATAAAGGGGCGTTAGAAGATGAAAAAGAAAGAATTAGAAGAAAGAGTTGCTAATTTAGAGAGTTCAATCATTTGTATGGAATGTAAAGATCATCTAGATAGTGATGATTATCTACAGCTTGGTTATCTCAATCAAGAATTGGCAAGTGCAAAAAAGGATTTGGAAAATGGAAACTACCAACTATGAGGAATTTTTTCCTAACTGCAACATTGATTATGTCAAAGGTGAAAAGCATTGGCATCAATTAAGAGGCAAAGGGATAGGTGGTTCCGATGCAGGAATTGTAATGAACGTAAACAATTACAAAACACCTTATGAATTGTGGGAGGAAAAGACAGGTGCTAAAAAGCCAGTATTTCAAACAAGTGAAGCAATTGAAAAAGGGAACGCATTGGAACCAATTCTCATTGATTTGTTCGGTGTGCTCTATAAAAACAAGTTTGAATTAGTTGATACGAAAGATATCAGTTTATCGAACAAGAAGTATCCATTTTTAAGAGCAAATCTTGATGGGGCAATGATTGAAATTGCAACCAAAGAAAAATGGGGATTGGAGATAAAATCAACAACCATTCAAAACGGAGCAATGCTCAAAGAGTGGGCCAATGATCATATTCCAATATGTTATTACTTTCAAATCCTGCATTACATGATTACAACAGGATTAAGGCATTTTGTTTTATATGCAATTCTTGATATTCCTTGGGCAAATAACGGCGCAGGAAAGCAAGAAACAAGAGTTGTTTATCTACACTATGACGATTTAGTGCTAGATGCAAAATACCTATTTAAAACGGAATTGTGGTACTGGAACTTGATTAAAACCAAAACTCCACCACCATTTTTGGAAAATAGAAACAAGGAATTAAAAGAAGTCAGTTAGAAAGGAAAAGTTCACAATGAATGAAATTAGCAAGTTATACGTAGTTACAGTCAATATTGCAAATGAAAAATATTATTTATCCAGCTTATCTGGAACTATTTCCAAATGCATCTGTGATTCGTTAATTTTTCCAAACGAAAATGTAGCATGTTTTTATGCTACAAGAATGGAAAATATTTATCAAGATTCTTTAGGGAAAGTAGAATCAGTTGCTTTTCATGAACTCATCTAAGGCAAATTGGTTTATGGAACATTGATCTAACATTTTATGTGAAAAAGAAATCAGATTCAATATATCAAGACAATTATCTAAACTATCGTATGAATAAATTTTAGGTGTATGAGCTTTAGGGTTTCGCCCGATTTGAGCAATTGAAAGCAAAATATTTTTAAGTCCGCTATATAAATTTTTTTCAGTATCGGTTTTAAGGGAATTAAAAACAATTATTGGGTATTTTAAATCAAAACAAGTATATATCAATCTATTGCCATCAAGGTTTATGCCAGTCATTTTTCTAATCCTATCGTATACGGATTTAGACGCTTCAAAAATTATAGAAAAGTAATCTTCATTAACAATATCTTGAGTGCAAAATTCAAGAATTTGAGGATGAATATTTCTTTCAATTAGTTTTGATTTAAGTGAATCGTATCTTTCGTTTGCTTGGGTTCTAGTTTTAGAAGATTTAATTAAATGAATATTGCCATCTTCTTGCACCTCATAGCCGTAAAAAGAAATGCATTTATTTATTTCATTAATATATGATTTATATTCATTGTTATCAGAAAACCAGCTACTTGTTGGATGAAATACATATTTAATTATTTCTAAAACTTTGTTTCCACAATCGTAAGTAGTTTGAGTTTCTCTCATTACGAAATCTAGTCTTCTCCATTTAGTGGACTGATTACTATTGTCTTCAATATTTAGCTGCTCAAGCATTTTAGTGATTGTGCTTCCAGTCATAATGCTGCCAATTATTCTACTGATAGTTTCTATAGATTGTGCATCAAATTTATTTATAAGTGTCATTTTAATTTACCTTACTTTCTATCTTAATTTCAGAGTTATTAATACTGATAACTTCATTATAGAGAGTTAAATTAAAAAAATAAACAGGAGGGATTATATGAATGAATTACAAATATTCCAAAATAAAGAATTTGGAGAAGTAAGAAGTTTAGTTATTAATAACGAGCCATGGTTCGTTGGAAAGGATGTTGCTGAGGCATTAGGGTATAAGGATGTTAATCATGCAATCTTAGACCACGTAGATGAAGAAGATAAAGTTAATTCTAAAACTCAAGGACAAAACGCCCCTGAGTTAGGACAACGTGGAAGTTGGTTAATTAATGAAAGTGGATTATATTCATTAATTTTATCAAGTAAACTTCCTAATGCTAAAAAATTCAAACGTTGGGTAACATCAGAAGTTTTACCAACATTAAGAAAGACAGGGTCTTACGCTAAAGCACCTACTGATCCAAGACAACTTTTAAAGCTAACAATTGAAGCACACGAACAAACAGCTCAAAGAGTTGATGTTCTAGAAGAAAAAGTATCTAGCCTAGAAAAATCAACAACGATTGATAGTTCACAACAAAATATACTTGAAAGAATTGCTAAAGCAACAGTAATCAGATCTTTGGGAGGCGTTGATTCGAGAGCCTACCAATTAATGAGCAGAAAGATTTTCAGCAGCATTTGGAGAGACTACAAGAATTATTTCAAGTTAGGATCATTTAGAGATACTTTAAAGACTGAATTTGAAAATGCGAAAGAATATCTTGAATCATGGTCACCTGAAGTTAATGTGAGTTTGAAAATCAAAGAGTACAACAGTCAATTATCAATGAATTTAGATGCTTAAAAGGAGGAAAAGAAAGAACATGAATGAGTTTCAAACAGGGCTACTCAATGAATTGGTAGCTGTAAAAATTACAA